GTCTACTGATCCGAACGTGTTGGAGGTGCTGGTGATGGTGCCGAAGGCCATAAAATCAGACGGTGACGGAGTCGATGACGTTGACGCGGAAGATTTCCGAACGGGTCACGGACGAGCCGGGGAAGACAAACTTGATGTCCCAGCGCCCGAGGCCGATGGCCCAGTCAGCCGTCGAGCCGGGGTAGGCCACCGTGAAGGACAGGCCGTCGCCCGCCTTGGTGACGGTCATCTGGTACTGGTTGAACTGCTTGTCCTCGAAGGTCGAGGAGAGGGTCGTGGTCAGCAGGTTGGCCGGGCCGGAGGCGCCGGGAGTCCACGAGAATACGCAGGCGAAGGAATTGCCCCTCGAGATGGTGACGGTGTTTGGGCAGCTCATCGGGTCTTATTCTTGCGTAGGATGGAAGGGGGGTGGTCAGATTGCCGTTAATCCCGTAATGCTGTAGATCCAAATCGTCTGTATGGGTACATTCTCCTGCAATAACTGAAACTGACCATCGGTATGCGCGGATGATTCAATCGTATACGTCCCAATGTCCGTGTCTATGGCCTCACCGACGAGTTGGTCAAAGTCTTGATTGTCTACGGTCACGGTACTGAAACCAAATTTGCCGACTCCGAAATATACTGCTGCCCATTCTCCGGGAGGAGTTTCTGGAGTATCTGTCGATAAGAGAGTATAATTCGGGAAATAAGGCCCAGTCGGTTCTGCTCGGAACATTGAGCCGGAGTTCCAGATAAAAAACTTCGGGTATTCTTCGTCTGCCGTGACGGGGTATGTCCTAGAGAAAACGGTAGTTGCCCCATTAGATGCTCTCCATGCAAGAGGACGGCGCATCGAACCCCACGTCAGGCCATAATTGACCGTCACGGGCGAAGCCTGCGGGCCTCCGATACGTGAGGCCATCAGACTCCGGCCCAGTAATACAGGGCGTCACGGTCACCGATCTTAAGACGCTCGGCCCAGACAGAGCCGGAAATGGTCTGGTCGATGGTGAAGTTCTCGGGGTCGCCGATGTTACGCGCCACGGCCATGAGGATGTAGCAATACTCTTCCGTGTCCGTGAGGGTCGTCTGGGACTGGACGATGGTCGGGTAATGGACGTCCGTGATGTCTGATACCGGGAAGATGGGGGTATCGGTCGTGTGGTTTTTGACGCCGACCCGAAGGTAGACGTAAGTGTCCTCGTTGATGAGGAAGTCGATGGTCGCCGGCAACTGGGTGCCCGAGGCGGGTTCGTCGAAGGGAACCAGGTTGTTGACCATGCCCGAACAGACGTTGGCGCGGTAAAGGGTGAGGGACGGGTCTTCCGGGTCGACCACCGTGACCTTGGCATGGAACTGGAACGGATGCTCGCATTCGTCGCCAGTCGGGTCGTCCTGGGCGGCGCAGCTCCCCGTGGTCCGATAGTCGAAGTTCTGCTCCGTCCAATCCGCCGGACCGACGAACTCTTCAAACCAGTCGGTATTCGCGGCCGTCAGTCCGTCCATCGCCGTCTTAGTCGATGCGTTGGCAATGTTGGGCCAACGAGGCTCGGAAAGCCTGTTAGTGTTATACGGGTCGTTGGTCTCGTTCAGGTCATCCCGATTGGTCAGGAATGTCCCGTTGAACTGGCAGGGGATATGCAGGTCGATGGGTCCGACGATATGCTGGTCGACATGGAAAACCAAGCCGCCGGCGGTCGACGTGGCCGTGACGATGGCGATCAGTTTGACGTCATAGCCCCACTTGACGGGGTTGAAATAGGTCGTGTGACAGTTGCCCCAGTCCTTGGTCCCGCCGATGGACGCGGCGGTATAGCCGGTCATCTTGTGCATGTTCGTCGTGTTGGCATACTCCGAAGGCCCGGTCTCGGAGAAGATGGTGTCGGTGATGGCGTCCGTATCCTTGAAGATGGAAACCCAAGGCGTCTCGGCGTTGAGGAGGTCCGAGTCGGTGTCGTCGTTGGACTGGTTGATGTCGAACTTGCTGACCGTGACGTAGTAAGTCCCGGCCGAGCTGATGTTATAATACCCTCCGGCCTCCATCCAGGTAGGCGAACCAGAGCCGGCCGTGCGGGAGATGCCGGTGCCGTAGACCGCCACCTTGCTGAGCCATGCCTGACGTTTGTCGTAATGACCGCCGAACTTGACGCGCGGCATATTGCTCTGGGTGAAGGTGACCGTCCCCTTGGCGATCTGGAGCTTGTTTACGTTTCCAACCTTGATGCTGCGGACTTGGAACTGCTGGAATGTTTCGGAGATTGACCCGTCCCATGGCGTCCAGGGCGTCTGGATGTTCAGGTTCGTCCCTTGGCTGGACGACGTGAAGGTGTAGCCGACTCCGGGCTGGATGCTCATCAGACGCTGATGTTTGTGTAGACCTTAGAATCCCATCCGTCCCGGGCATAGCGAATTTCGTACATGATTTTGTAGAGTGACCCGTACTCCTCTACGTTGATTTGAGAAAGAAGGTTCTTGTGACCAACGCCAGCCTTGGTGCCAATCGGAGCCCACGCGGGAAGTAGCATGAAGATGCCCCAAGACCTGGTCTCAGTCGCGGAGTTAAGCAACAGGAGCAGGGCCTGAACATCTGCCAAAGAGGTTGAATACAAGACACCCGAGTAGGTGGTGGTCGTGGCAAGGTATTGCGTCTTCCCGTAAAGGCTTGGGTTGGCAGGGTTCACGAAACCGATGAATCGACCGCCCGAAGGCTTTTCAAAACAAGCTCCGTTCTGACCGAGGTAAGCCGGAGCGCCGTTGACGATGGGGGCAAGGTTGTTTGCGGTATCCTGCGTGTAAGGGGCAGAGCCGGCGATCACTGAACTGTATAGGACGCTACTTTCGAAAAAGTTGGGATGCGCCGTGATGTTCTCCGAAGTCAATCCGTTAGCGGAGGAGGTGTTAGGATTTGAGCGTACGCCGCCATTTACCTCCGGGTCGATGCCGACATAATCGACGGTGATGGTCTTCAGTTCCAAGGTATCAAAGCTCACGACAAACTTTGCCGCCTTGAGATATGAAAAGGTGGCGTCTGGGTGGGCCGTACCGCGGCCTCCGACGCCGACGCTGGCGTAGGAGTAATCGGCCCGGTAACGGGTGGTGGAGGTGACTAAGCCAAAGCCGTCAAAGTTGACGGTCATTCCTGGCTGTAGTTCTGCGGCGGTTAGTGGGTCGCCAGTGCTGATGATAGCCATAAAATTAAGCGACGCCCGTTCGTGATGCGGCGTTCATGCGTTCGGTGAAAGGGGTTGGGACTCCATTATTAGAGGGCTTTGAGTCTTGGAGGATGACTTTGATTTCGTCGAGGAGTTCGGTCTGACGGGTCATGGCTTCGAGCACCGGGTTGGCGCCGACGCCGACGACGTTGGAGAACCCTTCGGGGCCTTTGAAGGAAGTGGAGCCTTTGGCTTTTTCGACAATGGCAGACCCGGCGTCTGGGTTCTTTTTAATGTCTTCGCGAATAATAGCCTGAACTTTGTCTTGGATGTCTTTCTGTTTGCTGAATGCCACGCGACCAAGACCCATCGGGTCACTCATAGATTTGAACTGAAGTTCCTTGAGCATCTCCTGACCCCTTGGGTCTTTTTCCAGGAACTCTTGCGTAGTGTTTTCACGTGCGGTTTTAGCCTCCTCGATGGTCCTGGCAGTTTGATTCTCTCTCTCATTCTTTCGGGCCCAATATTTGTCCTCCGCAGACATCAGCTCGTTAGTCCCGTCGATGGCGGCCTGATTGGCTTCGGCCCGCTTCCTTTCATTTTCCGCGATCATCTTACCAATCAAAGCCATGGCTCCGGTGACCAAAGCCATAGGTCCAAGAAAAGAAAGAAAGATGTCCTTGAAGGAAGTCCCGAACTTCCTGCCGATGTCCTCGACCTGCTTGCCGAAACCAGTCGTCGCCGCCTTGGCCTTGTCCATGGCCTGCGGGACGTCCGAGGTCGTCTTGATGTTAAGCTCCAGGGATTGTGCCATCGTCGGGTGTTTCCTTTGCAGGATTGGAAGGGGGCGCAGCCGCGGCGGCCTGCTCCTTGGCCAGTTCTTCGGCGATGAAGGCTTCCTCCTCCGGGGACATGATCGCCACGTCCGCACCCTTGCGGATAGCCAGGGCGGAGTTCAGCCAGATGGCCTGACACTCGGGCATCTCCCACGCCCGTTTCTCTTCGATGCCGTTGGCGATGAGGTTGGCCACGATGGACAGGGGCCACGGGACGCCCTTGTCGCCGCCCCCGCCCGCCTTGGCTTTGGACTGCTCCCAGAACTTAGGCCAGTCTTGGACGAGGATGTAGCCGGCGAAGGCTTCCAGCAGGCGCTCGAACTTGGCAGGGTTGTTCTCGAGGCTGACGATCCGCAGCTGGTCCCGCCAGCCGATTGCCCCGAGTTGCTCTTCGGCGCACACTTGGCAGGCGAAGACGAGGTCCGCAGGGGTGACGCCGCGGGAGCCCGTCAGAAGCGGGGAGTCCAAGGCCATCAGACGCACCCGGTACTTGAGGCACCAGGGGTAAAGCGAACGACCCAGCAGCCGAAAGGGCGCCGGGTCGACATAGGCATTTAAGAAGCGTCGGTCCACTTCCTTGATGCTGTCCCCTTTGCGGGGAAGTCAATTACATCGAGATGCCTTCGTAGTCGATGGCCGTGATGGACACCGACGTAAAGCCTTGGGACGTGCCCTTTTCGTCGACCTTCGTGATGACTCCCGAGAAAGAAGCCGAAGCGGAGCCATTGGGATAGGCCGAATTGGTGTTCGCCGTGAAGGCGAGCGTGGCGCCCAGCTGGGGGATGCTCGACGATTTTGCGATACCTTCGACCGTGATCTCGGACTTGCGGTCATCGAGACGGTGGGTCTTGGTCAGGCCAGTTTCGTCGACGACCGTGGCCTCGGAGTTGAACGAGGACGTGAGGGTGTAACTTTGCACGAATAAATTACTGGTAGTACCAGAAATTCCAAACAAGCAGGTCGTTCCGTTGGAGATGGCGGCGCACATAGAGGGTAAAAAATTTTTAGCGGGTTAGGCTTTGAATATGCGGGCTTTGGAATGATTAGGCGGCGGGCAGGACCACGAGCACGTCGAACGAGAAAGCGGTCGCCCAGGAGCGTTCATCGATACCCTCGTCTTCGGACCCGATGATGACATCGTAGCAGGTCGCGTCCGTCGAGGTGACGAAGGCCGCCTTGATGCTGGTCAGGTCACGCATATTGCCGGACAGGGCGGCGCAGCGGGCACGGTGATCGGCGAGGGTCGTGTCGTCGGCGTTGGAGAAGAGGGTGATGCGGACCGAGCAAGAGTAGTTGCCTAAGCCCTCGGGGAGGTCGCCAGGGGCACGGGCGGAGTCGCAGAGGACCACGGCCTTGGGCAGGGTCTGGGTCGCGGCGCTGTCCCCGGTGAGGAACGTGACGGCGGTCAGCCCGGTCTGGGTCGAGAGG